AATAGGAAGTTTATTCAATATGAACCACGCAACTATTCTACACGGTTTAAAAACTTACCAAGATTTAGTTGATGTAAACGACAAGTTATTTTTACACGACATAGAGTATTATAAATTGCTTTTGAGTTTGGAGCGTCCAGAACTTGACTTGCGAAAAGAAATAAAAGAAGCAAAGAACTTAAAAGACTTACGTAAAATTCAAGCAAGAATAAAGAATAAATTTTATTAACTTTAAAGAAAAAAAAATGATACAAATAAAAGACGAATTTAAAAAATTAATACCAGCACTCACAGCTGAAGAATTTAAACAACTTGAACAAAATTGTTTAGATGAAGGAATACGAGAAAAAATAATAACTTGGAACGGGTTTATAATTGACGGACACAACCGTTATGAAATTGCTACACGTTGGAATTTAGAATACGAAACTGAAACTAAACGTTTTAAAGACGAAAACGAAGTAAAACTTTGGATGATAGACAATCAAAACGGAAGGCGAAATTTAACGGATGGATGGAAGTATAAATTACAGCAAATTAAAAAAGAAATTCTTTTAGAAGAAGGCGAATTTAAAAGAAAAGAAACGGAAGGTAGACCGTCTAAAGAAAAACTGTTGTCAATAGTTGACAACAGTTTACCAAAACATAACACACGAAAAATAATAGCAAAAACACTTAATTGGAGTACAGGAAAAGTTGCAATGGCAGATATTGTATTTAAAAAAGCAACACCTGAACTTGAAGAAAAAGTTTTAAATAATGAAATAACAATTAACCAAGCGTATCAAGACATAAAAAAAGAAGAAAAGAAAATAGAACGTTTAAATCAAATTGAAGAAATAAAAATAAAAATAGAAGAAGAAAATTTAACAGTTGAAAATAAAAAATACCACGTTATAGCAATAGACCCTCCTTGGAATTATAAAGAAAAAGGCGGTTTTAGTTCGGAAGATTACGACAGCAAAAGTAACAGGGGAGCAGTTGACTATCCTACTATGAATTTAGAACAAATTAAAAAAATAGAGTTGCCTGAAGCTGATGATTGCATTTTGTTTTTATGGACAACACACGCGTTTTTAAAAGATAGTTTTGAAATTTTAGAACATTGGGGTTACAATTACAAAGCAACTTTAGTTTGGGACAAAGTTAAAATGGGACTTGGCAGGACAATTAGAATGCAAGTAGAATTTTGTTTAATTGCAATTAAAGGCAACCCAATAATAAACGGTAGTTCGGAACGTGATATTATAACTGAAGCAAGACGAGAACACTCACGGAAGCCTGAAGCATTTTATGAAATGGTTGATAGAATGTGTATAGGAAATAAATTAGATTATTTTAGTAGAAACAACAGAATTAATTGGGAACATTATGGAGCAGAAAAAGGAAAGTATTAAAGTGCAAAAAGGCGAATGGGATTTTGCAAGAAAAGATTCTTATGTTGTAAATTTTAAAGGTAGGAATTTTGGCAAATGTACGCCAACCGATTTAGATTGGGTTTTAGAAATAAGCGACAAAGTTTTAATTTTTGCAGAAGTTAAAAGAAGCGAAAAAATTAACGGTTTACCAATTGGACAAAAAATATTAGCGCAAAATTTATGTAGATATATTAGTCCAGAAATAATACCTGTTTATTTTTTATATGTTCAAGGAGTTGTAGAAAATAACCAAATTGAAATTGAAAACGCAACAGTATTAAGTTTTTATTCAAACACAACTAACAAATGGGAAGAACGAAATATATTGTTTAAAAACGCAATAGATTTAATTATAAAAAAACATTGTTAAAAATTTCTTATTTAAAATTAATTAGTATATTTGCAACTGTACTCGTCTAACATTATAAGTACAAAAGGAATTATTACCCTTGTTTATGAAGTTGAAGTTAGACGCAACGGATTGAGCAAGGGTATTTTTATATAAAAAAATTAATATGGCTGAAGAAAAAAAAGGGTTTATATTGTATAGTGACATAATACATACAATAGAAAAATTAACAGACGAACAAGCGGGAAAATTGTTTAAACATATTTTAAAGTATGTAAATGACTTAAACCCAGAATGCGAAGACTTAATAACTGAAATTGCATTTGAACCAATTAAACAAAGTTTAAAACGTGACTTGTTAAAATGGGACGTTAAGAAACAAAAACGAAGTGATGCAGGAATAGCAGGAGCAACAAAAAGATGGCAAAATATAGCAAACGATAGCAAACGCATAAAACCGATAGCAAACATAGCTGTAAGTGTTAATGATAGTGTTAATGTAAATGTAAAAGATATATATAGGAGCTTCGCTCATTTGTCTATTTCTGAAGACGAAGTAAAAAAGTTATTAGATAAACATACAATTACACAAATAAACAACGTATTAAACGACATTGAAAACTACAAGCAAAATACTAAATATAAAAGTTTATATTTAACGGCTGTAAAATGGCTACAGAAAAACGAACCACCTTCCGAAGGTATTTCACCTGAAGAAATAAAAGCAAGAAAATATGGACTTATTAAATAACGGAAGTGCTTTAGAGTATTTATTGAACTACAGGGACGGCAAAATTAAACACGGACTGGAACTTGGAAATGGACTTGATGACTATTTAAAATTTAAACGTAAGCAAGTAAACATAATTTTAGGACACGACAACGTAGGTAAAACTTATTTTATTAATTGGTATTTTTTAGCACTTGCACTTAAACATAAATTAAAGTTTATAATTTGGAGCGGTGAGAATCAACACGGACAAATTTTGCGAGACTTAATACAAATGTATGCAGGAATAAATTTTAAACAATTAACCCACGATGAAATTAGAAACTATTCAGCATATTTAGAACAATACTTTACATTTGTAAAAAACGACCGCCTGTACAAACACGAAGAACTATTTAAAATATTTGAACAAAGCGAATGCGATGTTGCACTAATAGACCCATTTACAGGACTTGACCGCAATATGACTTACGAAGGTAACTATCAATTTATGAATGCAGCACGACAATTTGTAAACAAAACAGGAATGACAATTTACATAAACACTCATCCAAATACTGAAAGCGGAAGGAGTTCAAATATTTATACTGAAGGAGACTTTAAAGGACATTTAAAAGCACCGTTAAAAGACCACGTTGAAGGTGGCAAAGCATTTACAAATCGTTGCGACGATATGATAGTAGTTCACAGACTAATAAAGCACGATGTAATGAAATACGTTACTTGGGTTTCTACTGAAAAAATAAAAGACATAGACACAGGCGGAAAACACACAGGACTTAACGACCCTGTTTATTGCGAATATAATTACGGACTTGGATTTAAAGTTTACGGAAAAGACGTAATATCAGAATTTAGACCAACAACAAAAACTAACTTAAATATTTTTTAAAATGGAACTTGACTTATTGAGCAGTAGAATAAACTTAAACCACACTTGTTTAAAATTACAAGTAAGCATTAAAGACATAAAAACCAAACATCCTAACCGAACAGATTTAATAACTTCAATGGAGCAAAGTTTACACGAAATAAAAAAAGCAATGGTTGTTTACCAAACGTTAGAAAAAGAATTTAGAGCGACAAGACAAATTAACTTTGACCTTCAGCGTATAAATTTAGAGCAGATGCAGGAAATACAAAATTTTAAAAGACAAATAGAGTTAAACAATATGGAACTTTGAAAACACGAACTAAAAAATGTTTTAACTGCAAAGAAGAATTTGCACCGTACAGCACCTTACAAAAGTTTTGTTTAAAAAACGAATGTATAAAAGCAATGGTTGAAACACAAAAGTTAAAGGAATGGAACAAGAAGAAAAAGAAATTAGTTGAAGACTTAAAAACTGCAAACGATTATTTAAAAATAGCGCAACAGGTGTTCAACAAATTTATTCGTGTTCGTGACGCTGGATTAAATTGTATTTCGTGCAACAAACCTTGTAAAAAAGAAAATGCAGGACACTACTATTCACAAGGCGGACATTCAGCAGTAAGGTTTAACGAAGACAACGTACACTTGCAATGCGAAGCCTGTAACACTTATTTAAGCGGTAACCTACTTAACTACCAGATAGGCATAGAAAAACGAATAGGAGCGCAAAGGTTAATGGAACTTCAGGCGAAAGCACACGATGTTAAAAAATGGACTAAAGACGAACTAAAAGAATTAATAGAAATTTATAAAAAAAAATTAAAATAGTTGTTTATTAAATAACTATTCTTATATTTGCATATATTATTAACTTAAATTATTTAACTATGAAACATTTATTTAAAAGTTTAGCAGCGTTCCAACAAGAAGTACCTGTTATTCACAAAGCAACACAAGGTTACGGTTACACTTACGCAGACTTGCCGAAAATTTTTGAAGTAATTAACCCATTACTAAAAAAACACGGTTTAGGGTTTACACAACTAATTAACGGAACACAAATTGCAACCTGTTTATTTCACGTTGAAAGTGCTGAAAGTATCGAAAGCAAAATTGACATACCGCAGGGAGTAATTTTAAAAGGAATGAATGAGTTCCAAGTATTAGGAAGCGCAATTACTTATTTAAGACGTTACGCATTAAGTTCGATGCTTGGTTTAGTTACGGACAAAGACACAGACGCTTCTGGAGAACAAGTAAAACACGAACCTAAAAAGTCTACAATAGACAACGCACGTTTTCAAAAAGCAATTGACGCAATTAGCAAAGGAGAATATACAGTTGAAGAACTAACAACAAAGTTTAGTTTAACACCTGCACAATTAAAAACGTTAGAAGTATGAAAATACGTTGTTCAGCATTGGGGCGGTTAATGACCGCTCCACGCACCAAGACCGAGACATTAAGCAAAAC